GAAGTTCCTATCAAAGACCGAGAGGTTGTTCTCGTTGTAGAGGAAGACAGCTGTCAATATCCTACTTCTAAGTGCTTCGGGAGTTATCTCAAGTTCACTGTTCTTGTACTTGACACTGATGCTCGGTATTATGTATAGATAGTCGGGATCAACAACCCTTGGTGTTATTGATACCATGTTTCTGGATTTTAGAAGGTTTTGTTCTATGTTCTGCTTCTCGGACAAGCTCAACTTCGTGGACGCTTTTGGTCTCACGGATATGAAGACCTTTCCATACTCCGGTGGATCGTTGTCCTCCCCACCCCAAGCGTAGACGGACTTGAACGAATCGGAATAGGAACCAGAAAGGAAGTTGACGTAGTCCTCAAGAGTAACAGCTCTGTCCTGAGATGCGTACTTTCTGGGAGCATAGAACTTTATTGATTCAACCGTCTCCTTCTCCGATCCACCCGATGTTGGTATCGGATTTCCATCCGAATCCTTCGACACATACACTCTGGATATTGAACTTCCAGAATAAGAGAAGGTGAAGTTGCTGAGTGTCTCGTTTATTCCGATCTGATTGCCTGCACTGCCCTTGGTTATGGAATAGACGACGGATATCAAGTTTCCGTGATTCGGCTTCCTGCCCAATATACCATCACCAAAGTATATCTCGTATTTTCCTCCATAGACTTCTTGGATGAAGAAGACATTGGTGTCGCTCTTGATGTCGTTGAAATTAGTGTCCTTGAACCAAATCTCGTTCAATCCCTCCAATGAGGTTGAGGATCTCTGAACTCTTAATTCTATTGACCTTGAGTCAACGTTACTTTCTGGAAGAATAAATCTTTGCGTTGGATTTGCCGAGTCAACCACGAAGGACGCAACTCGAACATTTCCCTCACGAAGACGAACATTCCTAGCCCAGAATTCAGTGATTCCAGAATTTACCTCCAATTGGAACTCAACATCATTGGTGCAATAGAAGTAGAGTGTTCTGGTAGATCCAGTGTTCGAGGTAGATGTCTTGAAAGTCTCGTATTTTGACACCTTCAGGGTTCTGGTGTTGACCGCTCTTATCAGGTCGTTTCTTTCCTCCGCATTGCTTGGTATCAACTGGACATCAACCAAGCACTCCGCTCCTTGGTCGGACCTTGGTGTGTATCCTATGTGTTTTGCCAAGGAGACCACGGAATCCCTCAAGACAGCAGTGTCCAAGAAGGACTCGTTTATGAGCATGTTTGAGTAGAAGGCGTTGTAGTGCGTGTTGTACGCGAGTATGTCTAGGAGAATGTTGATGGAGGAAGCTTCAAAATTGTAGTCCTTGAATTCCTGCTGTGAACGCAGGAAGGTCTTCAGGTTGTTCTTTATCTGGTCGAAGTCCAACCCATTTATCACCAATTCCCTCTTCTCAAGTGAAGTGTATGTGCTCTGGTTTTCGCTCACCTTATCTTATCCTTTCTAGGACTATGTTCACCTCTTGTTGGTTGAGGGGAAAGGAGGCCACGGAAAATGTCAACTTGACCAACAGTTCGTTCGAATCAAAGTCGCCTATCAAGTCAACCTTTAGATTATTTATCCTAGGTTCGTAGTTTCTTATCGAGTTCTCTATGCTCGTTCTCATCACCGACAAGTAAACGGGAGAATTGTTCTCAAACAGCAAACCTTGTATGTCGGCCGAGAAGTCTGGTTGGAAGAACTTCTCGTTCCTCCTGTATAATATGAGGTTCCTCAAGGACCGCTTGACCGCTTCAACATCAATCTTCTTGTTGACGTCTCCGTTGATTGGATTCCTACCGAAGTCCAAGTCCAAGTCGGAATAGACCTTCGTGAGTCCTAGTCCTTTTGCCATCTTAGTTCTCCTCCTCTTCCTCTGGTTGCTTCATCATCTCAAATTCAATCTGAGATCGGACCATCGTGAACACGGAGGAAAAGTCAATGACCAAGGAAGGTATAGGATCCTCGTTCCACTCAACCTCGATGAATCCGACTATGAGGTCGTTCTTGTACAAGGGAAGGATTGCGAAGAAGTTGACTTCGGTGGACTTGTAGAAGAACTTGCTCTTGCTTTCCAGTTCAAGTTCTTCGACGACATGTATCTTGGGGTCATTCTTCTTCACCTGTTCCATCTTGTCAAGAAACACGGTGGTGAAGCAATTCTGAAGTTTTTCGGACTCGTTTGATACTCCCTTGCCCGAAGTCTCATGCGTACAAGAGAACTTCTGCATGGGAGCTCCAGTGAGGAACTTTCCTCCATTATGGAACAAGCATATCCTGGCTCTTGAGGCGCCAGTCTTTATGCGGATATAGAGCAACTTCTCGTAAATACTTAGATTGATGTTCTTGTCATCGAACATCTCAAATTTCTCCTCACGATCTCTTTCCCTCTTTTTTCTGGTCTTCTCCCTCTTCATGTCTACCTTGGCCTTTCCACGAATGACCAACCAAGCTGCTCCGAAAGCAGATACTATCGCAGTTCCCAACAGGATACCGTATTCAACGAAAGTGTTCACTTCCATGATGGAGATGTGACCATCTCCGACAACACTCTCCGTGGCTACTTCTATCAAGGGCCATCCTCCGAGAAGGGATTGTTTGGATGAAAATCAAGAAAATGCGAGGATTTCTCCATGGAGGTATTTATAAAGATTGCTTACCCTTGGGGATTTTTTGATTTATTGCGAAGTTTTTGGTGACTTTTCATTCACCGCATATGGAGCCCGGGCCGCAATCACATCCGCAGTATTCGGCATAATAGAAGGTACCAGAAGCATTGGTTCCTGGATACTCCTCTGGACATGGAGCAGTTCCATCAAGTATCCCGTATCCCCCAGTGGCGGAGGAAAAGTCAACCACCCAAGAACCCCCAGATCCCCATTCCGGATCCCAATACCCATATCCAAAGGTGGTGCCCGATGTTATCCCATAATTAGCAGTGGCACAAACCACATCTCCAGTCAAGACTGGATCTGGTCCATTCGTGGTTTCTACATAATAACACTTGACGCACTTGTAGACCTCGTACCAATTCTCGTCCTCTCCCTCGCATATGTTACAAGGTGCGACCACTGGGAGTCCCAGGCAAAGTGTACAAGATGAACTGGGAGTGCCGTCTTGATATGAACATATTATGTCCCCACATTCAAAATTTTCCCAATCTATCTCCGTCTGGACGCACCTCCTGAATCCTCTGTTGCACGGTTCATAGCACTGAACGAACATGAGTGATCCACCTTCCTCGCAAGGCACCCCAGTTGAACAGCAACACTTTCTCCTATGCGAGAAGAACATCAGCATTTTCCGTCAATTGGGTTTGGTGCAGAGAAGAAATATTTTCCTCCTCTATGGGTCATTTCAACCAAGGTTCCGTTGGGAACTGGCATCAAGGCAAAACCACTGAATCCAGACAAGGTTATTCCATCATTTCCAGTCACAGATATCCCATAAGCAGTCTTTCCGATGTTTCCAACCTCAAGGAGATTCGTCGCTGTGATTGACGGAGATTGAATGACCCACGACGATCCGTTGAATTCGGCACTGAACACGGTATACTGCCACCTAGCAACTCCAGACTCCTTGATGTTTCCCGATATGGATCCTATGTCATAGTTTGGACCAGTTGGTCCCTGTGGTCCTTGAGAACCTGGCGCTCCTATTATCAGACCACCAGCATTTGAGTTGAAGGGAATCCAAGCTTCTACCGGATAGTCTCCCGTGTCTCCCCAATACCAACTTTGATTGATTCCTCCGGCGGAGTATGAATAGAAGGAACTGAGTCCACTGCCATATCCTGGATTACTTGGGAAATTTATGGGCATCTACTCAAGTCCTCTTGGTTTCAGGATTTATTTATTCAGTGGAGAATCTTGAATTGGAATCATATCTCCACCACTCCTAGTTCCTTGTCGCCCAAGCTCAATCGCAATGTTCGGACTTCTTCCCCGAGAAGAGCAAACAAAGCTTTCTTCTTTTCTGGGTGGTTCTTGTAGTATTTCGGGAGATTTCCATACAATACACGAAGCTGTTGAGACATTGCTTGTCGGCAAGAAGGACAT